AGGTATTCGACCCGTCTGCCAAACCTGAAACCGTTGCGGACTGGGACGCTGTTCTTGGGTTCCCGTGTTCGGTAATTCTTGGTCATCGTCAGGGCAAGGGTGAACATGCGGACAAGGTGTTCGACGAGATTCGAACGCTAAGTCCCATCCCTGCCAAGTATCGAGCCGGTGTTCCCGAGGCCACGATTGAACCGGCAGTTGGGGATGCCGAGGACGAGTCGAATCCGGCTACCGCAGCAATGTACGGACTTGTCAAGTTTATCTGGAACCGTCGGCTTCCGGTAACTAAGAGTGCCTCTAAACCCAAAGCTGCATCGAAGCCGAAGGCTGTTGAGCAAGACGAAGACGTACCCTTCTAAGGAGGTTTCATGAGTACACGCTTTGTATCAAATTCGCATAAAGAATGTTCTTCTTGTGGTGAAGTTAAAGCCAACGATGCGTTCCATAAGGACAAATCAAACAAGAAAGGAAATGGTTATGCGTATTATTGCAAAGCGTGTGCTATGTCCAAGGCAAGGGAGTGGCATCACGCCAATAAAACCTCTGAGGCCTATATCAAAGGTCGGAGAAATCGTTGGACAAAAATTGCACACGGTATTGGTCTTGATACATACCTAAAAAAACTGTTTGAACAAGGCCTTAACTGTGCGATTTGCAATAAAGAACTAAAGACCTCAGGGTACGGAACCCACCTTGATCATTGCCATAAGATGGGCAAGCATCGTGGCTTTCTTTGTAGTAACTGTAATCGTGGGCTTGGTCTGTTCCAAGATAATGAAGATTTCTTAGCTTACGCCATAGAGTACTTACAGAAACATAAGGAGCAATAATGCGGCCATTAGTGGATGGGGATTTGATCGCTTATCGAACAGCAGCAACGTGTGAGAACGAAATGGAAGCTGTCAATCGATGGAGGATTGATGACACCCTTCAGCTTATCTATGAAGCTGTTTCCCTTGAGGGGAACAAGGGAACGATATACCTTACTGGGTCTAATAACTTCCGTAAGCAGCTTGATCCCGAGTACAAGGCCAATCGTCGAGACAAACCTAAACCCAAGTGGTTGCAATACTGCCGGGAGTATCTGATCAGCAAATGGAATGCCGAGGTAACCGAGGGATGTGAGGCCGACGATGCAATGGGGTGCAACCAAACGGTTGACACCATCATTTGCAGCCTTGACAAGGATATGCTGATGATTCCCGGTCGGCATTACAACTGGGTCAAACAGGAGTTCCGAACCGTGAATGAACTGGAAGCACTTCAATCATTCTGGCAGTCAGCCCTGATTGGGGACGTATCAGACAACATCAAGGGTATCTATGGAGTGGGGCCTGTCAAAGCCAAGCGTGCCCTCGATGGTCTTGAAACCCACGAGGACTGCTTCGAGGCAGTCCGACGGATGTACGACGATGACAGCCGCCTTCTCATGAACCTCGACCTGCTGTGGATTCAGCGTAGGCAGGGCAAGATGTGGTCGAATGAATTTCCCGAGTTAGCTAGCTTGTTGGCTAAAGGTGACAGGGACCCAGATCACCTTAATCTCAACCCCCACGGGGACTTTCTATGAAGCGGCCTAACAAAGGCCAGATACTCAAGTCCGAAGAACGATTCAAGTCATACTTCGAGCAGCTAATCGCCAACACTCTTGGTGACAAAGTTGTTTATGAGCCTGACAAACTGAACTTCGTGCAACCTGCCAAGAATCGTACCTATACTCCGGACTTCAAAATCCGGGAGCATGTGTATATTGAGGCCAAGGGTTTGCTGTCTGTCGAGGATCGACACAAGATGGTCTGGGTCAAGGAGCAACACCCCCATTGCATCTTTTATTTATTGTTCCAGAATGCCTACAAAAAATTGTCTAAGCGCAGTAAGACAACGTATGCAGATTGGGCAACCAAGAATGGATTCAACTGGGCACACATGCCGAACGGAATACCTAAGGAGTGGTTCAAAGATGAGTAACGAAGAGGAAATTCCTGATGCAGTTATCACCATACGCATGAGTTCAAACCAACGGTTTACCGTAACCACTAATATTGTGGACACAGAACTGGTTGGTGGGCTGCTGTATATGGCTCTGCATGAAACCCTGAAGCTGCACGAGGGAACAAACGAAGGAGAGACCCTGCAATGAAGTGCCATCTGATTTGCCCTGATACACAAGTCAAGCCGGATGTACCCACGGAACACCTTGGATGGTTGGGGAAGTACATCGTAGACCTGCAACCTGATACAATCATCCACCTTGGAGACCACTACGATCTTCCGTCCCTCAGTTCGTATGACAAGGGAACTGCTATCGTTGAAGGTAAGAGGGTGGTTGATGACATTCAAGCTGGCGTTGACGGACTGAAGTTGATCACTGGCCCTCTGAATGCCCTCCAAACGCGTCAGAAACGCTCACGTAAGGCGATCTACAACCCGCGCAGGGTGTTCCTGCTTGGCAACCATGAAGAGCGCCTAGGCCGCTATATCAACCACAACCCTGAGCTTATCGGGTTCCTTGGCTACGAATCTCTTGGCTTGGAAGAAGACGGGTGGGAAGTCCATCCGTTCCTTGAGCCAGTTAACATTGATGGAATACTTTATGCCCACTACTTTGCCTCCCCGTTATCCGGGCGTCCTATTGGCGGGAAAGCCTCCAACCTCCTACAAAAGATCGGCAAGTCCTTTGTCCAAGGACACCGACAAGAACTTGACTTCACCGCTCGGGAACTCTGCGATGGAACCCGTCAAATTGGTATCGTTGCAGGAGCTTTTTATCAGCACGAAGAATTATACAAAGGATTCCAAGGCAATCATCATTGGCGGGGTGTCATCGTCCTTAGGCAGGTTAAGGAAGGTTGGGGAGACCCACAAATAATTTCGATGGATTATTTAAGCCGCAAATATGGAGGCAGAGATGGAAAATAAAGAGTGTCCTAAGTGTAAGGAGACTTATTCACTAGATGGTTTTCATAAGAATAAGTCTGCCCCTGATGGTCTTCAGTACCACTGCAAAGAGTGTCGAGCATCCTTTGATTGTCGAGAGGTTAAGCGAGAACAAGATCGAAAAAGATATCATCAAAACAAAGATGGTTACTTAGACGGATACTACCGAAGAACTTATGGGATCACGTTAAAAGATTATCGGTCCATCTTTGAAGAACAGGAAGGAGTCTGTGCAATCTGTAAGCAGATCTGCACATCTGGCAAACAATTGTCAGTAGACCATGACCATAAGACAAACGAAGTTAGAGGACTACTGTGTAGTCGATGCAACACAGGGTTGGGTCATTTTCAAGACGATATACAACTTATATTGATGGCTGCTGACTACTTAGACAGTTCAAGGAGGAAGTATGGCAGCGACTAAGGAGAAAAGAAGGAACATGATCTGGAACACTAGCACCCTGAACTGGGAAGAGATTACAGACAATAACTATGCGTGGTATCCGGGTAAACCGGAACCTTTGACCGCGAATGACTTTGAAGTGTGGTCTGAATCTCGAAGGAAAAAGGAGGAGCGGGTTGACATGATTAACCACCCGCCTCACTATGCAGCGGGACGAAAGTACGAACCTATCGATGTGATTGAGGATTGGAAGCTTGACTATCATCTAGCTACTGCACTCAAGTACATCAGCAGAGCAGGACGGAAAGGGGCTGAAGCCGAGGATATCCAGAAAGCTATCTGGTTTCTGCAAAGAAAGCTCAACAATCTAAACAAGGAGGAAGCGCAATGAGGATTGCATTCGAGTTTGATGAAGGGTATGGTAACAGCCGCTTTGAGTTTGAGTCTGATGACATTGGTAATCGTGAGGTTTGCATGAATAAGTTCAAACATTTCATGCGACTTAATGGCTTTGTCTTTCCCGGCGATTGTGATCCCGAGAAAGAAGACGAAGATGTTAAGGTGGGTGGAACGGACTGATGCTCACCTTCATTCTGATGTTTGCACTTGGAGTCTTACTGCTAGGAGCTTGAATGAAACTGGAGAAGTCGATCAACCGAATGACACGTTCCAGCCGTATTGATCGACAACTTGAGCATAAGGTTGAGGCAGACCGCAAGGTTCGCCTCAACCAACAACGCGAACG